CTCCAAGATCGTATCACCCTTCACATATTCGAGATCTTTCCCTAGTAATGTCACTTTACCCTTGACATCACTAGAGAATTCTTCTCTATCCTTTTTCGTATCTATGACTATCCTCAACTTGGGGATGTCTAGGTACGGCATTAGTCTGTTATCCTTCGTCCGATTCGCATTCACAACTGTGTGAAAGCGGTCGAGCGGGATTCTGCCAACTTCCTCACAATAGGTCCACCAATCTGTTGTGAGGAAGGTATCGTCAGGTGAGATCTCATACCCCAACTGTCTTGCACAGTCGAGGTATGCTTCAAACCATTCTCTTGCATTCTTCCCGGCTACGAGGATGACGCAGTCATCCCCGTTGCCCGAGTAGACAACTGTATGTACCCCCCACATTTTGTCAGCGTACGCTGCGCAAATGGGGTGGGTGATACTTAAATTACTCTTGGTCAAGGGATCTCCCATCGGCACGCCGTTGAGCATCCGACCAATGTATTTATTATTCATGTACATGTCCTTCGCTCCGGGCCATATGGCTCGGATCGCGTCCAATGTACTCTTGTCTAATCCCATCTTGCGTAACAGTTTTAGTGTCACACAATGTGCGGATTTTATGGTAGGCCAATCGGTCGCTTTCTTCCAGTCAAGGGAGCCAGCGAGCGGTTTGTCCTCAAAAATTATTGCGCCTCTTATTGGGTCCAGATGTGTGATCTGCTCAATAAAACGCCATCCTAATCGACCTGCTTGAAAGGAGTCTCTTAGACTCGCTTCAACCTTTAAGGTCTCTATTGTTAGATGCGAGAATGGCTGCAGGAATGCGTCCTTCCAGAACGATCCTGAAGTCACTACTCGACATTTTCCATTTTCTCTAATACCTGCTACGTTGACCTTCCAGAGGTCATCGTCCAGGTTTAGAATCTTTTCTTTTGCCGTCTTCCACAGGGGGGTTAATTGCCCTCCTGGGTTGGACGGTCCGAATGGAGGCAGGTCGGGGAGATCTGGATATCTCTTGAGAAATCCAAACTTCCCTTCCTGCGATTTTCTTGACTCCACACACGCCGATGTCGACATCGACATTCGGAAGTGTGCGGAGTATCCTGTTCCATTGAGCGCGACTCGATCGGTGACGACCTCGATTGCTTCGAGGACCTCATCGCTCGGGTCGAACTCTCTTTGTTGTGTGACGGTCTCGACAAACTCTTTGAGTGTGTCTTTGACCATCTTATCGTTGGCGAGGCCAACATTTCTTGTCTGTGTTAGACAACACAGACGAAACATCTTGGCCTTACAGTTCTTGTGGCTTATCTTGTTCATGAACGATACAATCGGCATGATCCAAGATAACCTACGTCTTGT